AAAGAGCTTCTTTTCTATCCATAGATGAGAAACGAGCGTAAGTCATAGTATTGAACTTGATAGGATTATCTTGTTCAGTTAGACTTAATACAATACAACAAACTCCTTTTCTCATAGTAAGAGTATATTGCTTTTTGTCAAATCTGTCAATACTCTATATATTATCTGTAAATATATGTAGATGAATTGTTTTGGTTTTTTAATTCTTTTTTAATCAACGACTTATCTTTTTCATCTGACCAGTTTATGCTATCATAGTTTTCTTTAAACCTATTAGAGAAACAATTTCGAGGTTTATCGCCTTTTCCAGCCCCTATATTTGGCCGATTATCGTTCATATTTGGACTTTTTCGATTCACATATTTGGCATTTTTTCGTTAGTAAATTAGCTTTTGAAATTTTTTGCTACTTTATTTACATGATCTTTTATGTCATTATAAATATTTATTTCTTTTTGATTAGCTTTTCTTTCTATTTTTGATAAATCATTAAATTTATATTCTTTTAGTTGATGGTGTTTAAAATGATATACTGGCTTATTTGAATAATTACCATTCGTAAATCTAATATATCTAAATGGAAGATCTTCCCCTTTGATCTTATAAAGAGTTCCTAAGATCGGTTCTTCTTTTTCTTCTTCAAAAACTCCATCAATAAAATTTAATATCTTAATCCAGTTCATGTTATCGTTTTTTCCTTTTGCTTTTAACTCGTTTCCAAATTTTGCATTCTTTATCTAAATCCACACTCCAAAGCATAACTTTACTATAAATTTTGTACCCATATCCATCTCCCCAATTCATAATTGTCATGCTTATTATATCGCCTATAATGTATAATGCATAAGACAAAATATATCTCATAAAAGTATTATATAGAATATATAAACTTTGTCAAGTTTTATATATTTGGGATTTTTTTGTTAGTAAATATTACTTGTTGAAATCGCCAAGATCACGATCAAAAGAAAACTTTCCAGTCTTTTCTACAAGACCTTCATAAGTTTCTTCTGTGCATCCAGCCATTTCAGTAAATGGTGCTACTACTGCAAAGATTCCAAATGCACCAATTGTTGCTGCGGTTGAAATTGGGCGAACAAATATAACATCGCCAGCAGAGAGGAAACCGTCTGCTACTGGAGTAGATTCAGATTGAGTTCCAGAATCAGCAAGAGTAATTGAAGCAAATGCCATAAACAATAATAGTGTTTTAATTTTATTCATATTTATATTATATATGGATCTGACGCTTTATCCAATAAAATTAATATTATATCTGATATTTTGATTAATTAAATCTAAATCTTCTATTTCATTTTGGCATTGATTTCCTATATCAAACATTTCTTCGTTTCTATAATATAAAAAATTACTTGGATCAATTTTATAATCTAAAGGCATATTTGGAGATATTGCAGTAGGTTTAGGTATAACACCCGCTGCATCTGGAAGTTTTATTCTTTTAAGCCATTTTTCTTTTGATTGAAGTCTGTAATGATTGAGTCTTAAAAGTCTTTTATCTAAATCAATATGACCTTCTGTGCGTCTTTTTATTAAACTATCATGATAATGACATTCATGTATTGATATTCTTTTAATTAAATTTGCTAAATGTATAGTTTTTTTATTTTCAGTTAACGCTTTTACTATCCCATTTTTATCTTTAAAATAATATGGTACTCTTTGTCTTCGATTAAAGCTATTTACAATATATTTTGGTTGATTTATATAGTTGTTGCTTCCAAATAGTATCATGTCTATTCCATATGATTGAATGTTCATGTTTTCAAATTCATTTAAAATATGTTTAAGATTTAAAGTTGCAGGACTCCAAACGTATTCATCAATATCACAAATTAAAATATATTTTGTTTCATTTAATATTGGTAATATAAACCTATTGTAACATGAATCTTGTTTGTATTTAGCAATTTGAGTGTTTTTATTATGAAATAATGTTATATATCTTTCGTAAGGTTTTAAAATATCTAAAAAATTATCATCGCTAAAATCATTTATTAAATAAAAATGATCTACTTCTCTAGCTAAGTAATGTTCAATCCATTCTTTTAAGTATGGGGCTTCGTTTTTAAAAATTGCTCCAATTGATAATTTGTATTTCAAATATTAACAAGTTCCAAAATCAATAGTTTGAGTATCTTCTAGAACCATAAAAAATTGACCATCGCAAGTTAACGTATTAGAAATAGTACATTGGGCACCTAAATCTATACAATATTGTTCACCATTTGGACCAATCCCATTCATCCCGCAATTTTTTAACTTGGCATAGACACCTGTATATGACACAACATAACAATCGCTTGGTGGACATCTTTTGTCTGGATTATCTTTTTTAAATGATCTGCAACCACTGCGAGAACAACAATTCCGATCAGTGCATCTAACGCTTTTTTCTGCAGAACTACAATCTGCACAACAATTATTCACGGGTCCGCAACTTATGGTTGGAGTTGGGGTTGGACTTGGAGTATTTTTCGCACATGTTCCACAGCTACATGTTATATATCTACCAGGATCTTTTGGACAACTTTTTTCAGATCGAGCACATGTGCATGTTTTATTAGGGTCATTTGACTCTTGTTCATCTGCCCAACTTTCGCAGCTCGACGGGTCTTGAAAACAATTTCCAGTCATCTCACTACACTCACATGCGCTTGGCGTTGGAGTCGCACATAATTCACAATGTATAAGTCTAGCTTCGTCACCAGGGCATTCAAAGTCACCAGCATCTGCTACTTGTTCTCCGACCTGACATCTTGCTACCCAACCAGGTCCTGCAGCATAAGCACAGTCGCAGTATGTTACTGTAAAAGTCCATGTTACTGGAGGATTAGAGCAATAGCATTCTTCTAGTGCTCCGTTTTGACCACAATTAGGATGAAATTTATCACAAGGATCACATGTATAACCCTTTTTGTCTTTGTTTGCAATTTTGCAGTCGTTAAGTGTTCGGTATCCATTTCCATTTCCACATTCTTTTGGCTCATGCACACATTCTTCACAACGTACAATTGGGCAAAATCCTCCCCCTGTGCAAGTTCTAGATTCGCATTTAACACAAAAATCATCTTTACTTTTTACGCAATTCCAATTACATTGTCCTATTTCATATAAATCTCCTCCGCATCTCTTATCTTTACAATCTTGTGGGCATGTGTTAGTAGGAGTAGGAGTAGGAGGGGGAGTTGGTCCAATATTAACATCATAGCAATTAGGATTATCTTCTCCATTAGGACATGTACAACTAACGTTTTTACACCAACAATTCAAATAATCTGGACAACCACCTGAATTTATCCATTTGTCGCAACTTTCGTAAGAACTAAATTGAGCTCCGCAATGAAGCAAGCATTTACATGGCTGTGTTCCTGTAGGAGTTGGAGTTTTTTTAGGTTCACATGTTCCGCACTGTATATCAGGACAATCTTTTGGACATTTTTTTGTTTTTTGACCAACGCAATCTTCATCTGCCCAACAATATGCGCAATTAGTTCCAGTATCACAGTCACAAAAATCTTTGCATGGAGGTGTGCCAGTCCTACAATTCCAACAAGTTCTAGTTTCACAATCCTTTCCAGAGCAGTCTTCTTTAACACAAATCATTTGAGGGTCATCAAAATAATACAAACCACAATCTCCACAAGCGCATGGAGGCTTAGTAGTCGGCGTAGGATCTTCTGTATATTCTAAAATTTCAGATATTATTCTTAATAATTCATTATTACGAGATTCGTCCATAATTTAACTAGGTTACACTTAATTTTAAATGAATATTATGCAATAATTTAGAATTAAATAATCCAATAGTATATTATAATATAAAAGATTATATGGATAAAGAAAAATATATAGCAAATTTCGAAAAAAACCCTATATATTCATCTTTAAAAGACTTACAAGTAATGCAGTCTAAGACTATAGATAATAATGCAAATTTAGGCGTTTTTGCTAAAAGAAATTTTTCAGAAAATGAACTAATAGAATGCAGTCCAATTTTTAAATTAGATTGGAGATCAAAATATCAACAAGATTCTTCAATAATGCAATATGCATTTACTACAAATACTAAATGTCAATGTAACGAATGCAAAACTCATGGATATAATCTTTACATATGCTTGGGATATGCATCTATTTATAATAGCAAAAAAGACTCAGATGCTAGTTGGTTTCTATCTCCACAACATAGAGCTTGGTTTTTGGTTGCTACAAAAGATATAAAAAGAGGAAATGAAATTTTTACTTTTTATGGAAATAGATACAATATGGATTATTATAATAAACCAAATAGACCACAATCATTAGATGAAGTAGATTGGTCTAAAATACCTTTAACTCCTACTAGTTAATTTTTAATCTCGTACCATCCTTTGCCTGTCTGGATATTTAATACGTCTTTAAAATATTTTTCATACATTAATGCGACGTTTTCAAGTGAAAATTTTTCAGCAAATCTTCTGCAATCTATAGACTTAATTTGTTTAATATTTTTTGCTGCGTTAACAAAATCTTCGAATGTTCTGCATCTATATCCAGTAAGACCATTTATATTGTTTTCAGTAAATGATCCCCAATCTGTAGTAATGGTTGGTGTTCCGCTCAATAGATTTTCTACTTGAACTCCACCAAATGGTTCTATATATTGAGAAGCAACGAAAGCGCCTTTGGCTTTTGACATTAATTTTTTTCTAGTTTCTATATCTGCATACCCAATATGTTGTATATATTCAGAGTTTATTCCCATCTCTTTTAAATTCCCTTGGCCAGCAACTATAAGTTTTTGTTTCAAATGTTCGCATACTTGATGCGCAATATGAACTCCTTTCCCACTATAAACTCTTCCTAAATATAAAAAATAATCTTCTTTTTCTTCTGAGTATTCAAAATCATCTAAATCAAAGTAATTTGGTATAACCACATCATACCAATCTTGTTTACAAGTTCCTACTGCTTCTAACCCATAATATGCATGATAAATAGCATATGATTCAAAAACTTTAAATCTTGCCCAATGACCTCCAGCGTAACCAATTCCAGGTTCAACCACTATCATATCTTGATGCGCATCACAAATTGGTCTAACTCCACTTCCCCAAAATGGAAGTAAAAAATCTAATTTTTGTTTTCTTTTATAAATTTCAATAATAGCATTTTTATAAAAAGTTTGATAAGCATGATCATTCGTATCAAATTTAAAAAAATTATTTTTCCAATCGTGCGAGCCGTAAGATATTTCAAAATCTTTATTGGTCAAAACTGTAACATGCTCGTCACAAACTACGTCTGAATCTTCGTGACCATAATGAATTATATAATGACCTCTAGCTCTCATCATCTTGCAAAACTTAACTACCTTTTGAGTATAAGCGCAAGCATTAAATAGTTTACTTGAAACTGTATGAGGCAAACCTAATACATGAAATCTCATATATTATTTTTCTTTAATAAAATAACTTTTTTTAGTTTTAGGATTTAATTTGCTAATATAATTTTTTGCTAAAACATAACCTTCTTTGGAAAATGGGAATACTCCATAAAGAAAATTATCTTTTGAATATACGCCATAATACTTTTTCTTTTTAGTTCTTGGCATTGTTATGCTCCTCTAGCAGTGTTTTTAATAATTTCAAATGATGAACATTCCAATTATCGCCAGTTTGCCAAGGTTCTCTTACTCTAGAATCATCATATTCGTTCTTTTCTAAAATTTGATTTAACAGCTTTAATATTTTATCCATAATAAATTATACTAAATTTATTGATAAAATTCAAAATCTAATGTAATATAAATATAGTTCATTCTCATTGGGCCCGTACTGGTTTCGATTTTAGAGATCGGAATTAAAATGCAAGTGGAGGTTGAATCGAGGACTCCTTAAAAAGTTTCAATTTATATTAACTGCCAAAACAGCAAAATATAAAGGTCATATTTCAGCAAGAGTTTCTCTTGTCGAGATGACTGAATCTGTAGCCTAAGTTCTACAGCGTGACTACCTTGACACATCTATTGGATAGTTGCGTAATTAGATGTTTGAGCATAGGAAGTTTTTTTATTCTTTTTATATTCAATATTCAAAATAAAATCGCTGAGTATGTTTGTTTTTTATCTATACAAGGCTAAAAACAAAAAGAACTAAACTTGTAGTATTTCAATTTAGATTTTTAAAAGACAGAGGTTCAATTCCTCTCGGGTCCAAGTAAACGAATCCCTGTGTCTGCATTTTTATTAGATAATACTATAAAATCCACATATAATGCTTATATGAAGATAAGAAAAACAAAAATAACTTGTGCTCAATGTGGCAATGAACACGAAATAAGGCAAAGCGATTATAATAGAAAAATAAAATCTGGACAAACTAAATTTTATTGTAGTTTGAAATGTTCTGGAAAAGCTGACTATAAAAATAACCCAATTAAACTAGAAAGAAATAAAGGCAATATTAATTTATTAAAAGGTTACGAAGCTAATAGATTAGATGAATATAGCCCATTTAAATATTCATTAAATAAAGCTAGATCAAGGAGCAAAGAAAAGGGACAAGAGACAGATTTAACTCTTGAATATTTAAAGCAACTTTTAGAAAAACAAAACGGTTTATGTTCATATACAAGTATAGTTTTAGAATTACCTAGAAGCTCTCAAGATGAAGATATAAAGAAAAGTCCAACTAAATTAAGTCTTGATAGAATTGACCCAAATATAGGATACATACAAGGAAATGTTGAATTCGTATGTTATTGCGTTAATGTTATGAAAAATGACTTTTCTAAACAAGAAATGGTAGATTTTATTAAAAAAATTAGAAATTAAAAACTTGACTTTATATAATAAAGATATGAACATAGCCCCATATTTAGACATATTAGTAAAGAACGAAAAGATTTTCGAAGCTTTAAAGAATAAATATCCAGAAATATTAGCTGATTTAACTAGCGCAAAATTTAATCCAACATGCTCTTGTAGAGGAAGGGTTGCTACCCATTTAAATAAAAAATACGAAGAAGGCGACAAAGATTTTATTGATTTTCTGCTAAATATGGATGAGTTCAAAGAACAAAAAGCTGTAATTGATAAAATTATTAAAGACACCGAGGAAAAACTTAAAGCTAAAGCTATAGATGTATCGAAAGATACAAGCGTAAGTAATATATATCAAGTACCAAAAGGTCCAAAAGCTTGGGAAGATTTTAACAAATTTGTAAATGAAAAGGGAATAACATTTAGATCATTCTCTGTTGTAGATAAGGGAGAATTTTTAGAAATTTATTTCCTATAATGGTTTCTTTTTTAGTATATTTATTTCTTTGTTTAGGATTAGCTTATGGTTGGTCAGATACAGAAGCTTCAAGACCTTTCAGAAATTTTATAGCAAGAATACCCTATATTAGGAAACCGCTGCTTTGCCATGAATGTAGTAGTTTTTGGATCTCTTTAGGATTATCATTTTTTATTAATCCGTTAGCTAACTTTACTTATCCAATTTTAAGTAATATTCTTTCTGGTTTTGCTGGATTTTTTATTAATCTAATTTTTGTAAGAAATCATTTAATTAAATATAAAGAATAATATGAACAAACCTCAAGGTAAAATTGATTTAATGTATTTTAGTGCTTCTTGGTGTGGTCCATGTAAAATGATGAAACCTTTGATTGATAATTTTATTAATATTAATTCAGATAAAGTAAACCTAATGAAAATAGACGTAGATTCTGATCGTCATCTAGCCCAAGCGTATGGTATAAATTCTGTACCAAGTTTTATAGTTTTAAAAAATGGTAATATGGTAGATAGATTTAATGGAATGGTTAGTCAATCTAGATTGAATCAAATTTTAAATTAATTTTTTATTTTTAGGTACAAAATATATTATAACTTCATCACCATATACTTGAAATTTTTTCAATTTATAATTTTTTCTATCAAGAAGATTTTTTAATTCATTTATATATTCACTTTTAGTATAAACTACAATAGTTCTTTGGTCTTTTGAATCAACTCCATATTCGTCTGCAAATTCAGAACATATCGCTAATGCTTCGCTTTGATTGCTCACATAATAGTTTACACTATTTTAAATAGATTCTTTATTTCCAGAAAATATAATTTCTATATAGTCATTAAGACTATGACTTAAATAAGACTTAATGAAAGATTGCATTGTTTGTAATGAATTAAATTTAAATAAATTATTATTTTGATATAACTTATAAGTATGCATCCGTTCAAGAATATCACATTTATTAATTATAAGTTTTGTTACTCCAGAGATTTTAATTGCATCAATTAGTTTATTTAAATTCAACCAATTCACTATCCTCTTCCTGCCAGTTGTTGAGCCAAACTCTTTACCTAGCTCAATTATCATATTTAATTCTTCGTCTTGCCAAAGCGAATCTGGAAATAATGGGTCTACTCCACTTTTAGTGTCATAAATTTTAGCTACTCCAATTATATCTCTTACTTTTTTTGGGCTAAATCCCAAAGAACAAGCTGAATAGGGAAGAGTTTCGCTACTTGTAACATAAGGATAATCTCCATAATTTAAATCTAGCCAAAAACTTTGAGCACCCTCGCAAAGAATATTGCCGTATAGTTCACCATTCCAAAGATATTTTTTATCTAAATAATCTTTTGCAAGTTTACCAACTCTTAAAGCCTTATCTGAATAACAGGGGGCAATCCCTTGTCCAGTTGTTCCAAGTTTAGATTTTAAAAATTTAAGATCATATTGAATATGTCTTTCAGTAATAACATGAGTTTTTGGACTTACTTTAATTAATGACATATCAAAACCTTCTTTTTTAAGATAATCTATTTCATCAAAAAATTTATCAATATTAATAACACAATTTGGACCAATAATACTAAGTTTATTTTGAAAAACTCCACAAGGAATAATATGAGTTTTATATTTTTTATCGTTAATATAAACTGTATGACCTGCGTTGGGACCACCATTCCAACGGCAAACAATGTCATAATTTTTACTAATAGCATTACTTATTTTACCTTTACCTTCATCTCCCCAAGCTAAACCAAAAATAACATCAACTGCTTTGATCATTTTTAGGTAAATTTTTCTCTATAAATTCATTTAGTAATTTTTTACAATAATTCGATCCATCTGATCCACAGCATTTCTTGAATTTCTTTCCTTCAAATGGGCAGTTATAATTTCTGCCTAATTTTGGAGCAAGTCTATGAATAGGTGATCTGTCTGTTGCTCTTATATAAAGAGGAATATCATTACTTGATTCTTGTGCTTCGCTCATGGAGATCTTACATCAAAAATATTTACTTTTTGAGATCCATTTGGACCAGAAATCATCAAATGCATTTCATCTATTGCATTTTCTACTAAACCAAACCAATGAGTTAACTTGACATGATCGGTTATTACTACAACTCTTTTACCTATCATCCTTTTCAATACATTGAATTTTAATGTTGATTGTTGTTTCATATTTTTATTATATATAATTATTATCGTATTGTCAATGGAGTTTCTTGAGCTTTCTTTATAAGGAAGACTTTATGATTTAATCTAAAGTTTTCGTTTTCTTTAGCAGAAATAATAGCTTGTTGCCTTGATCTTGCTATTGATTCATTTTTATTAAATAAAGAGTACGATTTCTTTTGTTCATTTAGATATTTAATTTGTTCTGTGTTTGATTGCATTTGAGATTTTGTAATATAATACTCTACAGATCTACTTGATGTATCCATTTTTTGATATGAAACTTGGGCATGGCATTTATTCATAGCCCAAAAAGCGACTAGAATCAAACAAATATATTTTATATATTTAATATCAGGCTTTTCCATGAGAAAATCCCTCGTACATATTGTTACTTGTTGTTCTTACTGCTATGATTTTATTCGTCCAAAGACCACCTCGCATATCTTCTATTTTTCTAAATCCAAGATAACTCATAGCGCTTCTTAAGCCGTTAGCAAAATCATAAACAATATCTTCTATCGTTTTTTCTGATAAAGGAATCAAAGTGTTGTCTCCCTCTACAAAAAGGTTCTTTTTAGTTCCGTCATATAATTCGTAATCTTCTACCACATCTTTAGATGCCATTCCTCTGTATTTAGCATATTTTTTACCATCTATTTCTACAATATCTTCGTCATCTACTGTATCGTGCAACCCAGCGAAAATTCTTCCGCATATAATTCCATCGCATCCACTGGCTATAGCTTTTACTAAATCTTTTGGATAACGAATTCCTCCATCTGCTAATATACTGGGTCTATTTGCTGGATTTGGACTATCCTGTTTAAATAAATCAACTTGGGATAATTCCCAATTTCTAACAGCTTTCCATGCATAATAATTACCAGTAACACTTGGACAACCAATTCCAGTTTTAACTTGCGTTAAACACATAGATCCTGGGCCAATAAGATGTCTAAATCCATCAGCTTTTAAATTAGCTAACCTTGAAACACTCTGTTTTGTTAAAGTGTTTCCAACAATAATATCTTGAGAAAACCCAGCTGTTTCATACCATCTAAGGAAATCTTCTACATTTTTAGCTAATCCATTAGCAGTATCAAGAAAATAAATATCCGTATAAGTGCTAGTTGCTCTAATTCTTTCTTCTGCATCTTTTAATCCAATTGCATTTATTGAAAATCCGCTTTCATCTTTAATCATTTTAGATTTTGATCTTTGATCATCAATTGACATGAAACGATGAAGTACTCCAGCACCACCAATTTTATTAATTTTTATGCACGATTTAACGGAGGATATAGTATCCATTGGAGACAAAACAATAGGAATCTTGATTTGATTGTTCTTAGAAATTTTTGTTGATGTATCTACTTCTTTTCTTGAAGAAATATCTGAAAAATTTGGTAAAAGCGAAATGTCATCGTACCCTAGAGCTTCTTTAAGATTTTGTTGCATATATGAATACTAATATTTTTATATTTTTCTGTCAAGTTTTAAAAGTTCTATATTATAAAAATTAAATATTTCTTTAGCACCTTCATCAAGTTCATAATCTTCTAAATAAATGATTTTTTTAATTCCATACGAAGCTATATTTAAAGCGCAACTAGAACATGGAAGTAGTGTACATGCTAAAATATGAGGATTTTCATTTCTATTTATTCTTGATAAAGCATTTATCTCTGCATGTATAATGAATTTTCTTCTATAATCTCTATTTAACCAAAAACTTTTATCTTTGTTTACTTTTGGTAATAAACCATTATATCCAGTAGATAATATCTTGCCTTCTTTATCCAAAATGCAACATCCTACTTTTTTATATAAATCTTCTGCTCTTTTTGAGCATTCAACTGCTATATTTATAGCCATCTCCTCAAAAGAAATTCTTTCCTCCATCTCCTTATACTACTATAAAACTAATGACTTGACAAGACAATTTATTATGTTTATAATCATTTAAATGATAATTGGCATTACAGGAGTAGCTAGATCAGGAAAAGATACTTTCTATTCTATTCTAAAAAAATATTTAGAAGAAAGAAATGTAATCTCTGAGAGATTAGCTTTCGCTGATGATTTAAAAAATGAATTAAATAACTTTAGTAAAGAGAAATTTAAAATAGATTTATTTAAATGCAATGATCAAGAAAAAGAAATTATAAGACCATTGATGGTTGCTTATGGTAAATGCAGAAGAACCCAAACAAATGGTACTTACTGGACTTCTCAATTAGACAAAAAAATACAAAATCTTAAAAAAGATAACATCATTCCAATTATAACAGATGTTAGATATATAGAATATAAAGATGATGAATATGCATGGTTAAAATCTCATAATGGAATATTAATACATTTATCCAGAAAATTAGACGATGGCTCTTTTGTTCCTCCAGCTAATATAGAGGAAAAATCTAATGATAATAAATTAAAAGCTGTAGCTGATATATCCGTATGTTGGGATACCTGTCAAGATACTAATGTATTATATGAATTAGCTCAAAAACATTTAAAATCAATTCACGAAAAAATATCACAATCTTAATATGAATATAAAAACAACAAATGATAACGATTTGATACAAGACGTATTAAATCAAAATGATAGTTATGCTCTTAAAGAATTAGAATTAAGACATAGTGGAATATGTCATAAGATGATTAAAAAATATTATCATAATATGATTCAATCTGGTATTGATCCAGAAGATGTTATCGCAGAAAAGACTTATGTAATATATAAATCTGTAATGAATTTCAATCCAGATAAAAATGTTAAATTCTCTACTTGGTTAGGAAATCAAATGAGATATCATTGCCTAAATACAATAAACAAAAATAACCACCATATAACTATGGAAGATACAGCAATTAAGAATATCATTGAAAAAAATCAAATTAAACTTAATAATCAAACTACTACTTTTAAAGAAAAAGCTGATATGATCTTTTCTATTTTAGATAGATCAAAAGATAAAAGAATTAAAAAGATATATAAGTTAAGATATTTTAATAATAAAAAACTAATGTCTTGGGCTAATATTGGAAAAAAAATGAACTTAAGTACTCAAACAGTAATTAATCTTCATAATAAAGGCAAATCTTTTTTGAAAAATAAATTGACAAGCGACAATAACTCAGATATAATATAAAATAATAGGAGACAATATGGAAAACAATAAACAACAAAATGATTGGCAAAAAAGAGATATCGGTGCATTATGGAAAAGAGAAGGAAAAAATCAAAAGTATCTTTCTGGTTACTTTAAGGATGAGCTTGGTGAACAAGTAGAAATTGTAATCTTTGCTAATAAATTCAAAAATGATAATCCAAAAGCTCCAGATTATAGAGTATATCTATCAACAAAGAGCGATGGTACTCCAAAAACTCAAACAACTACCACTACTAAAACAGCCCCAAAAGTAGCGGTTAAAACTGAAAAGAAAGTCGTAGCTGAAGTAGTAGAAGAGGAAGAAGATTTGTTGTGAGCATATGCTTAAATTTGCCCATTAATTCAGTATCTTTTGGGCAAACTTCTGCATTAATTCTAAAAGAGCTCTTTAGAAGAAAGAGCGAAGCAATTCTATTCCCAATTGGAAATCAAATAGATTTCTCTACTCAAAATCTTGATAAAGAATTTCTTGATTGGATCAATTTATCATTACAAGATAATGACTCTAAATACTCTAGAAATAATAGAATATTTAAACTTTGGCATTTAAACGGTTCTTTAGAATCACTTGCTAAAGAACAAGTGTTATTTTCATTTTATGAATTAGATCAACCTACTCCTACAGAAATAAATATTGTAAAAAATAATCATAAAGTATTATTCTCTTCCGAATACACTTGCGAAGTTTTTAAAAATGCTGGGTGCTCTAATGTAGAGTATGTCCCATTAGCTTTTGATAAATACAATTTTTCCAATACTAATAAAAAATATATGGAAGATCGTATAACATTTAATTTGGTTGGCAAATTAGAAAAAAGAAAAAATCATAAAAAAGTTATACAAAGTTGGCTTAAAAAGTATGGTAATAATAGAAAATATTTTCTACAATGTGCAATATATAACCCTTTTTTAAAGCCAGAAGATCAACAGCAATTAATTAATTCTGTATTAGAAGGTAAGGAATATTTTAATATATCATTTCTAAACTTTATGGAAAACAATGCTATATATAATGATTATTTAAATAGCGCTGATATCATTATAGGCATGAGTGGCGGAGAAGGATGGGGATTGCCAGAGTTTCATTCTGTTGCTTTAGGAAAACAGGCTGTTATATTAAACGCTCATTCTTATAGGTCTTGGGCGAATAAAGATAATTCAGTTTTAGTAGAACCATCTGGAAAAATTGAAGCATATGATAATATGTTCTTTCATAAAGGCCAAAAATTTAATCAAGGAAATATTTATACATTTAATGATGATGATTTTATTGATGGCTGCGAAAAAGCTATTAAAAAAATAGAATCTAGTAAAGTAAATAAAAATGGATTAAAACTTCAAGATGAATTTTCTGTAGATAAATTAGTAAATAATATATTAAAACATTATGCCTGAGTATTTATATCAAAATCCTAAAAATAATAAAATTATATCAGTAATACAAAGTATTCACGAAAAGCATGAATATATAGATGATTTTGGACTTGTATGGGATAGAGTTTTTACTTCTCCACAACTTAATACTGATGGAACATTAAAAGCTGAATGTTCTTCTAAAGAGTTTTCTGAATTTACTGGTAAAAAGAAAGGCACTATGGGTGATCTTTGGGATAGAAGCAAAGAATTGTCTGAAAAAAGAGAGAAAATTTATGGAAAAGATCCAGTTAAAAATAAATATTTTAAAGACTGGAGTAAAAAACGTAAAGGCAAGAAGCATCCATTAGCTGGAGATTAACTATCTCTATACAAATTTATTTTTTGGATTAATTCTTCTTTAATTTTATCTATTTTTTTAGAAGCCGATTCTTGTATCTTATACATAATATCAATATTTTTTTTATCTAAAGCTTTTTGAACAGCTAAAGATACATCTTCTGAGGACAAGTTATCACCATTAATTATTACTGGCCAACCGAGTTCATTAGCTTGTTTTGTGACTTTACCGCCTCCTAATTTAGGATCAATTGCTACAACTGGAATATTATTTTTTAAACTATAAACTAAACCATGAAGTCTTGAACTTATTATTACATCACATTTACGAACCAAACTTTCAAATTGAGATATAGAAGTTATATTTGTAGGGTTTTTTCTAATTGGCGTATTTATTAAAGTATCTAATTTAATAATTGCATTTCCAGAATCTTTAAAATATTTTTCAACTGCAACATCTACTTGTTGATGTCTTGATGTTTCTATAGGGTTTTGAAAATGGACTAAACATAATCCAACTACAAGTACTTTATTACTAGTTGCTTCAAAAGCTAATTCTGGATTTGTTTTACTTGGAGATTCTCTGGGTATAATAAAATTTAAACCATTGCTATCATTTAAATAATAATCTTCATTATTAATAATTGATATGTCTAAACCTATTTTTAAACAATGCGAGAATTTTTTATAAATTTTATTTTTACCAAAAGGCCCACAAACATATATTAAAGTATCATATTTATTTGGATCTATCTCTTCTATGAGTTGCTGTTTTTCAGTATTACTTACATTATCTATTACATCAAAATTCATTTTGTTTTCATTTAACCAAGAAATTAGAACTTCTTTAGCTTGAATATCACCAAAAGTAGCATTTTTCCCTATATCGCTAAAAGCGCCTATTATAAGAGTTTTTTTAGGATAATTCATCTATTATAAATTTATTTTTTATTAATTAAATGCTGTTGTATTATATCAAAATTACGATCTAACTTAGATTCTATTCTATCAAAATAATCATCAAAAGATTCTTTTGTTACATAAGTAGTGCTAATTTTTAAAGCTAAATCAGATATTTCTTGTTGATGTTTTCTGCCTTCTGCTTCCATTTCTTTCCTTAAAGTTATAAAATCGCTAAAAGTTTTATCGTTAATTTCTTTCATTAAGTTCTCTTGTTTGTCAAAAAGAGAAAATACTCTAGTAAATAGCCATCCTCCTAAGAAAGATAATGCTCCTAAAATAAGGTTAAATAATAGTGTAATATCTAAATTCACATAGATAATTACACATTAATATATGATATTATTCTACTAAAGTGGGTAGCACTGTTGTTTCTTCAGTAACTATAATTGACTTATTATTAAAAGTCACATTTTTAAATTTATTTCTAAATTTTTGTTGGAATTTAATAAATTTTTTAAGATTTTTATTTAAAAATAAAACGTTTGGTAAATTATTCTTTAATATATTTGAAATTTTAGAGTACAAAAGAAATTTAGCGTTTTGTTGTGCTTTTTGTATAGCTTTTTCTTTATTAACATCTTCACCTCTGCCTAATACTCCTAGTAAATTTCCTTGATATACTTGAACTTTTAAATCATTTATATTATTAAAAGTTTTGTTGAAGTTAAAAGCTGAAATAGTTTCATTTATTTTTGAATCTATAGGGTCGTAATTTCCATATCCAGAATAAACTACATATAGCATATGATCTGTACCAGCAATTTTATTAAATAAAGGATTTATTAATTCTATTGAAAAAGGCGTACCGCTAGGTATAATTCCATTCCATGTCCCTGTATTAAATTTTTTTGAAGCAGAATATAATCCACTATACATTTGATAAAAAGCAGTCCCACTAATTGGCGTATTTTGTTTTAAATGTCCGTCAGCATCTATTCTATAGGGGTGATACCAATTTTTAGGATAAAAAGTTCCAGTATCATTAGTTGTATAACCCGAATAATTATATATGTCAAAAGCTGAAGCGTCTTTTCCAGATTCAAAAAAACGTATACCTGAAGGAAATGTTGCTTCAATATTTTCAGAGCTAGGGAAAATTGCTTTAACTGCTATCCCACTTGTAATTTTTTCATTTATAGTCTTTGGTGTTTGATAAATAAAATTTTTCTGTCTTGTTACGGTATATTGCTTAGACCCATGTACTAAAGTATTACATAGTCCAGTTTCAGCTTTATGAGGAGAAATATAACATATTCTTTCATTTTGTCCAATTCCAGTTGAAATTAAAATTATACCTTTAAAATCTTGTTCGCCAGTATTAAGATTTTTTGTAAAACATGTTATTTTAGTCGGAACATTATAAGCATTAAAATTATTTGTTATAACGGTTGTTGGATAAGTTAAATAAAAATTATTCAATAATGTAGTTGTCGATTCTCCAGGCAATCGATTTTCTTTCCAATTAACAAAATTTGTATTTGACATTGAATTTTTACCACTAAAAACGTTTGTTAAATTAATTGTTTTAGAAATAGAAATTTGACCAGTTTTATCAAAACTAAATCCACTTAATATATTTTGATTTTTTATGCCACTTTCAAAAGAAAATCTAGCGTAAGGAAAAGATTCATTTGTACCTTTAAATTTTAAAATTTCTAAATTTTTGTTTGAAAAATCTATGAATTGATTAAAATAATTTTCATTGTTAATTAATTTATTATCTACTTTAGACAGATCACAAAAAGATAATTGCCCAAAAAGAGGAATTCTTTTTTGCACTTGAGCATTAAAGATAACGGAATCTGGTACTAATTTAAAATTTTTAGTTACAGTTAATTCAGTGCTTGTTGTTTCTGCTGAGATAAGATTAACAACTGCTTTTTTACTTTTAAGAGAGCCTTCAGATACTATATCTAATTTAAACTTTTTAACTTCATTGCTCGTAGATTCTACATTATCTACAATAGAATTGCTTGCAGCTATATTTGCAGCTGGCAGACCTAGTAATTGTAAATCTTCTTCGTTTATTAAACTCATGATTAACCAAATATTCTAGCATCGTAAACCTCTTGTACTGTGGTTTTTTATCTAGCCCAGAATTTTCATCATTTTGTTATCGTTAAATTGTTTATATTTAACATCTTTATATTTCTATAAAGTTCAGACTATATCTTCTTTTATTTCTAAAAGTTTGGGCGCTCTTGGACAATTTTATTGTTGGTACTCAATCGTCTAGTCGTTACACCTTACAGCCTATCTTTCCCAGCTGTCTTGGCTCGGTATTGTCTTCCATTTTTTAATGGTTAAGATTTCCACCGAATTCACCCAATAACGGTCATTTAAATTTTAAAAAGAACTAATCTTTATTACACTTAATTTTTTTTATGTGTAACATAATTTATGCCTAACTTATTACCTTTTAGAGACTACAGCGAGCATGAAGTCATTAATTTATATTCTTGTAATACAGTTGCAACAAAGGGAAGTTTGGTAAAGCTAATTACGCCTGTTGGTAAAAATGTTTTAAATCTTTCAGATATAAGTGTAGGAAATAAATTCCCTAATACAATAAATAATAATTTTGATATAATTGGCCAAGTAGAAATTGTAACAGCTTATAATGATGTGCCTAGTGCTCTAGGATTACTGCTTTATGATGTTCGTGAAACTGATGAAAATGGAGAGCGTCTAATTTTTAATCCAAGAAAAATGGCAGAAATAAATGCTGTTTTACCAATAATTCATGCTGTACCAATTCTAACAAGAGGTATAGTCTCAATTAATGATATTGATGAAACTGCTCGATTAGGTGGAGCTGGTGGAGCTCCACAACTTGGTGCAGCTGCTTATGTAGGAAATAATGGAAGAATTGCTGTAAATGGTATAATTAAAATAGGTAAATTTTTAAGCACAAAAGATTCTAATGGATATTGTTTAATGAAAGTGAATTTTGATTAATGAGCATTTGTTGTAAAAGATCTACTGGTTGGAGCGCTACAAGAAGTGTTCAAAGCTTATATGTTGCAATCACTTCTATATCTGCAAAAACTAGTCTTAAAACAAAATGCGTAAGTAATACTTTACCCGAACATTCTTGGATAACAAATCCACCAAAAACAATTTGTAGTCGAGCTTTTATAAGTACTCATGAACAATCTTGGTCTGGAGATAGCATTGGCTCTGATTTAATAGATGGATTTATTGTTACTCCTTCTTTTAATTATTCTTATCTTTTAGATGCTTCAACTGGATCTTGGACAAATTCATCACCATATTCAATATCAGCTGGAGGATGTTTGAATACAAGTGAAATTACTAATATACAAGTTGTATCTGATAATACAGAATGTTTAAACAACAACGGACCAGAATGCTCAAGAACTTTATTTTCTAAAACAGATAATTTTAAAGTAAAGGGTTGGAGTTTAAATGATTATAAAGAAGTGACAAATGGATATGAAGTATATTCTTATTTAATAGATATTCAACTTACTTGGGAAGCAAGAGTTAGAGTTTTTGAAACAAAATTAAGTTTATCTAATACAAACCATGATTGTTGCCCAGATCAAGGAGACAATTTAAGTTATGCTTCTTCGCCTAACACAGATGATACCGCTAATTTAGATTCAATTGTTAATTCTATAAGAACTATGCCGTATTTTATGATAGCTCTTATGGCTAATAAAAAATAAAAATCAAATTATGGCAAGGTACGCGCCTCCTAATTTTTCTTACCCACCATATCCATTACCACCCGATGAGGGAAGTGGGGTTATTAAACTCATTCCATGCTCATCTGTAGCATGTTCTTTACCACCTAAAAACTGTTATGCATTTGGTTTAATCCCCTACAGAGAATGCTATCAAGATGGAAAATGCAAATATTGGTATGAAAATTCTTTTAAAGAACCTATTTGGACAGGTGGAGAAGCAAGCATTTTATGGGAAGATGATCCAAAAATTGGTGCTTGGATATATAAGATGTCTTTTTCAAGTAATTTTCGTGGTATCAAAGAAAAAACATTAAAACCAGATCCAAATTTTCCTAGTATTGTAACTTTTGTATGTAATCAACTCAAAAAAGTTGAAGTTAATAGCACTTGTAAATTCGACCTATATCACAAAAGTTTACCTGTAGTCTATTGGGCTAATAAAAATGTGGGAACAACTCCTCCTGAAATGGCAGGAATTATTAATAAATATGGAGGTGCTTTTCTAACAGCAGATAGGCCATACCAACTGTCTTCCATCGACCCGCGCTATCCTGCCGCTATTAAGATAAGATTATATTCTGATGTTAAAAATTTAACCCCTTACCCTCCTCCCCCACCACCTCCGCCTCCACCACCTCCGCCACCTCCACCACCTCCACCTCCAGTTGCTTGTTCTAATTTTTACTTATCAAATGTTAGTTGGACAAATGTTGATAATTGGGAAACGGTAACAGGTATAAAATTTGATAGATCGAAAGGGTTTAGATATATGGGTATTCAAAGATGCCCAAACCGTATAATAGGAGTTGATCCAATTTCTTTCTGCGCGGGTGGCAAAGTAGATCCTAGTTTTCCATGGCTTCTCGGATGGGTTAAAATGTTGCATTGGTTGGATTCTGATGGAGTTTTACATTACATAAAACCTCGTGAAAATGTTGCTTTAGTAAACTATGGAGGAGAAAATTCTATAATAAAAAAGTATACTGGAATTGGTACAATAGCACCTTCTAAAGAAGGAATAATGGCAATGTGTAAAAAATATAAAATAAAATTTATAGGATCTATATTTAATGAATACTACTGCCGTCAAACAAATGAACAAGTTTTTACGGGAACTATTCAAGAAATTCAAAATGTTGTTGTTCCACCCCAACCTCCTCCACCTCCTCCCCCGCCTCCACCGCCACCAACTTCGGTTTTTTGTGACTATCCTTTCTTACAATTTGTTAATTGGGCTGGAAAACTTTCTAATGATGATTTTAGAGACTTAACAGGTAGAGTTTTAAGATCTGCATACGATAGTCCAGGTTTTGCAAATTGTCCCAATTTTATTACGAGGAGTAAACTAACTGGACTGTGTCCTGCTCGCCAAATAAGTAATAAATTTCCATGGCTTATTGGATGGGTTAGATATTTACATTGGAGAGATTGGACTTCAAACTTTCACGAAGAAAAAACTATTAAACCTATTGCTATAATATATAATGATAACATAAAAAAAGCATTAGGCGATGAAGCTGATGTTTTTTATAAAGATATTAAAACACCTTCTCAAAACGAAATAGAAACAATGTGTAGAGATCTTGGTATAGAATATGTAGGATTTGTGGGTCTTCCAGAAACTTGTACCGCAACTAGACAAAAAGTATTTTCAGCAGGTATCATACGAATTAAAGTGAATCTAATACCGCCTTGTTGTTTTTGCTCTTCCCCTCCGCCTCTGTCATCTCCACTCCTAATTCCGCCTACACAAACATCACGAATTTTAAAAACAAGCTATTGCGGAACTCTTGGGTATATAACATACCATCCAAGAGGATTTTTAAATAAACAATATCCAGAAATAATTGGTTATGCCATGTGTAGTGGAATGAGAAATGAGTGTCCAATTGTAGAAACTATTGGAGATGCTGCTAAGTTAGCAGGTATTTTTAATTGTGCGTGGACTGTATATGGTAAGGAATCAGGAACTCCAACCCTAAGCCTCATTGCTCGTAGTGGATAAAATCTATTACAGTTTTAAATGATTAAATTATATACATCTCAAGCGGACTGTCACTATTTTAGGACCCCCACTACCTGGAGTATTCTTTTGTTCGTTACTTAGTGGAGAAAGAGCGCAACCATGCAAAGGTTTGCAGCATGTTGCACCAGACGTGTTTTTAAGACTATATTCTACCTCTTTTGGTCCAGATATAGGAATTGTAGAACCCACTAGATTTCCATCGTTAGCTGATTTACCACATGCTGCACATCCATCATTGACTACCTTTGAGTATTCGTAATATTCTAGCTCAATTTTCTTCTTTTCTTCTACACTTACATTGCATTTACAATTTTCAGGAGGACATGTATCATTCCCAAAAGGACCAGTTGATGTATTTCCAGTAGAAATATATTCAGTGACACTTTTAACAGGTGTATATTCGGCCTGGCATAGCATATAGGTAGAACATGAAGGCGTAGGAGTAGGGGTAGAGGTAGGGGTAGAGGTAGGGGTAGGGGTAGTAGGCATAAATTAACTCCTTGTTAAGAATTTTTTCAATTTTCTAAATTTACGATTTTCATATATAATTTCTGGAATATGTGTTTTTATAATACTACTAATTTTATTTAATATATTATATCTAAAATTTATTTTACTTTTAATAAGAGCTGAATCAATATCTTCGCTATATGCTCTTCCTGTAGATTTAATAGAACAATCGTAATCTACTAAAACTTTTGTATCTAAAACTTGGGCTTTTTTATTAATTTCACTAGGAATTATATTCGCGCCGTATGTATATAAACAATTAAATATTTTTTTATCTAATGCGTCTTCTGAAGAATATCCTGTATATAAAACAGATAAAGTATTATTCACTCCATACTCTTTGCCTCTTCCTAAATCGAATCCAATTATTTCAATAGAAAAATTTACTCCAGAAGGTATAATCCCATTCCAAGTTCCTGTATTAAAAGTTTTATTTGCGTTATAAAGGCCACTATACAATTTATAAAAATATGTATCTTTTATAGGAGTAGTTTGTTTTAATTCAGAATTAGATAAAACTTTATGTAAAGAAGCATCGTCCAATCCATTTTTAGATTCATCAAATTGTATGCCTGTCCATTTTATTTTTTGAGATAAGTATTCTGATCCTAATTTTAAAGTAGGTAATATAATACCGCTGGGAATTCTCCTATATTGAACAATATTAGAATTAACAAATTTTTGAGTTCCAGTATCAAGATATTTTCCAGTGAATGGTTGAGCTTTATATACAACTGTATTAGTAAAGCCAGTGGTATAATCATGAGGAGAAATATAACATATTTTTGAATTTACTCCGTTGCCAGTGCTAATAACTAGTAATCCATCTATTTCTTCTATTCCACTAAAAGTATCGTATGAAGGATTAATTTTTGTAGGAATATTTAATTTATTAAATTGATTTGCAAATAATGTATTTGGATATGGTAAATAGTAATTGCCTGTTTTTAAAAAGTTTTTATTAACAGAGGCAATTTTTTCTCCTGTTAAAATATTTTCATGAATAAAAGTTTTTTGAGAATAGACTCCTTTAAAAGAATTTGAATAACCATTTAAAGTATTTGAATTTGATATACCAGAATTATATGTAAAACGGCTAAAAGAAAGGTCTTTATCTACACCAGGAATAGAATATAAATCTTTATTTAAATGAAAAGGTTTAAAATAATCATTATTTTCTGGAGAATATGAATATTTATCAGATTTAAAAAAACTTATCTGACCAAGGAATGGAACTTGAGAATTGTATTCTGAATAATAAAAAGGGTTTTCAGATCCTAATTTAAAAGATTGGTAATTAAAATTATTTGTTCTTTGCCCTCTTTCTAAAGTTTTTGTTGTAATAAGTGGCTTTGGATTTCTTAATGTGCCAATATTAAAAATATCTAATTTTGAATTTTTTAAATAAGGGTGAGTAATAGGATTCTGATCAGTAAATTGTATTTCTGAGTCAGATATAATTTGACCAGCTAATCCTAATTTTCGAAAAGATTCTTTCATAGTTAATCCAGTTAGCTCCTCAACAACCTCTGACCTTTTAAGAGATTTTACGTGATTAGCTTACTAACATTTTGTTAACGCTAAAAAGTTTACTTTTAGCATCTTTACATCGCTGTAAAGTTCAGACTATATCTTCCTGCTTTCGCAAGTTTGGGCGCTCATGGGCAATATTATTGTTGGGACTCAATCGCCTAGTCGTTACACCTTACAACCTATCTTTCCCAGTTGTCTTGGCTCGGTATTGTCTACTTGAGATTTCCACCGAATTCACCCAAAATGGACTATTTAAATTTAAATGAACTAAACATCTTTACACATTTTTTAAAAAAAAAGCTTTTTTATTTTTACTTTTTTTTATTTTTTTGTGTAATATATTTTGCTATGCCAAATTTAATGCCATTTAGAAATTATAGCGAATATGATATTATTAATTTATTTGCATGTTCAGTAGAAGCGACAAAAGGGACATTAGTAAAACCAATACAAAAATTAGAAAAAAATCCTTTAAACTTATCTCAAAATGCTCCTGGAGCAATATATTCAAACGCAGTAAATAATTTATTTGAATTGACTGGACAAGTAGAACCTATAGCAAATTATAATGATGTACCAACTGCTTTAGGAATTTTATTGTACGACGTAAGAGAAAAAGATGAAAATGGTGAAAAATTAATTTTAAATCCAAGAAAAGCGGCAGAAATGAATGTAGTACTACCTAAAATACATGCTGCGCCAGTATTAACTAAAGGAATAGTGCTTATAAATGATATAGATGTATCTAATCATGGATCTGGCGGTGGAAATCCATCTATAGGCGATGCCGCCTATGTAGGTGATGCGGGAAAAATTGCTACAGACGGATTAGTTAAGATTGGAAAATTTTTAAGCCCTATTGATAGTAATGGTTACGCTTTAGTAAAAGTAGATTTTGATTAATTAAAGTTTCAAATCACCAAAATCTTCATCTTCTATATCTGTTTTTCTTGCGCCAACTTTATAGCTAGAAATCTCAGTTTCTTGAGGAGCAACTTGTACTTTACTGCTATCTAGATAACTATCATGCCATCCACCAATAGGATTATCTTTTTGGTTGAATATCTTCTTATAACCCAAGCTTCTTAGCCTACTATCACAAAGCCACTTAGAGTAGCCATCTAGAACCTCCGCATTTAATCCAAGTAAACTACCATTACTAAACAGATATTGCGACCATTCACTTTCATTCTTGGCAGCTTGTTCGTAGAAAGCATAGATTTTGTCTTCACTTTTCTTGACTATACTTGTGAAACCTTCTTTATCTTCATCTCTTAATATTTTAAGTAGATTTTGACTTACAGCAAAATGCAATGCTTCGTCGCGTTGAATGAATTTTATAATTTTAGAATTGCCTTCCATCTTGCCACGATATCCAAAATAAAAAGAACAAGCAAAAGAAACATAAAATACAAGTCCTTCCATTACATTAATAGAAAGAATGGCATCAAAAATCTTTTGTTTAGGATCTTTCTTTTCATCATCACCAAGAATTTTATCAAAGTTATTTCTAATTAACTCAGCGCGACTTGTAATCTCTTTATCTTCCATGATGCTATCAAAAAATTTAGTAGCATCTGGATATACATTATTTAATAGATAAGAATATGAATAACTATGAATACCTTCAAATTGTGCCCAAGTATTCATGCAAATCTCAAGTTCTGGATTAGTAACGTAATCTTTGAGCGAATGAATACTTCTAGAAAGCATACTATCTCCAAGAGTTTGAAATCTTAAATTACTATCAAATACAAATCTTTCTGTATCAGTTAAGTTTTTGTAATCGCTTCTATCTTTTCCTAAAGCAATTTCATGAGGCCACCAAAAGTTTTCGTTTTGCTTTTTGAATAATTCAAAGAATATTGGATATTTAAACCTATCATATCTTTGTAAATTTAAATCTTCTCCAAGAAATAATGGTTGTTTAGTAAAATCGATATTTTTAAAATTTAAAACAGTTTTCATTTTTTTCTATGTAATATTTAGTGCCATATACTTGCAAATATTTATTATTAATACGACAAAAATCATTAGCAGCTTTTGCTACTCCTGACCAATTCAAATCATCTCCTAGAATAATTCCATTTGGATTTAATAATTGATAATAATAATTCAAATCAGAAAAAACCTCTTTCTCTGTATGAGCTCCATCAATATAAATTAAATCTGCTTTTATATTAAATTGATTAAATATTTCATATGAATTTGCAGAAGTGTTTGGTATAGGTATAATTATATCTTGGCAATTATTATGTATGACATTACTTAAGAATTGATAATATAATTGAGGATATCCATGTCTTAAATTTAAATGAGTAGTCCAATCTTTAAAATGTTCTGAAGAGCCTAAAAATGTATCTACGCATAAAATTTTAGTATTTAATTTTAATCTTTTACAAATATTAGACATATGGATAGCAGACGCGCCTTTCCATGTACCAATTTCAATGATAATTGATGGTTTAATTAGTTCTATTAATGTATTAAATATTGGATTTTGAGAATCCCATCCTTGAAGATCATTATCGTACTCTGGAACATAATTATATATGTTTTTTGTATTAAAAATATTTTCAAGAATATCCATAAAATTACAATTTACATGCTCCACTAGCGCAGTCATCTTCTTTTTGTGTCATAGACTGCTCTTTATCTCCATCGTCTGTATTATTATAATATAAACTAATTAGTCCAAGACTATAAGCATACATTATTTCTTTCATAACTTTGCTATCTGGTAATATGTGGTTATCATAATGACTATAATTATAATACACATTAGTAGAAATAGCCATATCAATATATTTTTGAATTACTGCATTTATTTTTAATAAGCCTAAATTGTCTTTAAAATCAAAAGCTAATTCATAATTATGATCATATTTTCCAATTCCTGGGACCATAACTGGGAGTTTGCCCATTTTGCTTGTTTTATAAGTTATAAGGCTACGAATTGGTTCAACGCCATTTGTGGATGATTGAATCACAGAGCTACTCTCGCAAGGCATACAAGAAGACAATGTAGAATGTCTTAATCCAAATTCTTTAATATCTTTTCTTAACTTTTCCCAATCAAGTGATAGTTTTCTTTTAAATAGTTCATCTACTTTATCTTTGTATGTATCAATAGGTAATATACCTTTAGAATATTTAGTTCTATCAAATTTTTCGCACTTGCCTTTTTCTTTGGCTAATTCAATGCTACTCTTTAATAAATAATATTGAAAATGTTCCATCCATTCATCAACTACTGATAATGACTTATCTGAACTATATTTCAATTCATTTTTAGCAAGAAAAGCTGCAAGATTGGTAATTCCAACTCCAAGGCTTCTGCGTTTTTTAGCAAAATTTTCAGCAGCAACATTAAAGTAATCTTGAAGCTCAATGATTTCATCAAGAAATCTTACGATAAGATCGCAGGTCTTTTCAAGATCTTGCCAGTTTTTAATTTCTAGCATATTTACTGCCGAAAGAATGCACATACCAATCTCCGCTTCTTTATCATTATAATCATTTAATGGAATTGTTGGATGAATAACTTCTGTACAAAGATTACTCATAGTAACCTTGTCTAACCAAGCTCCATGATTATTTGCATGATCAACATTTAAAATATAAATTCGACCAGTTTCAACTCTCTCTTTAATTATTAGAGAAAATAATTTACGAGCAGATATTTTCTTCTTAATTTTTAATTTCTTAGATTCACATTCTTTATATACTTTATCAAATTCTTTAGTTCCCCATGCTTCAAAAAGTTCTGGAACTTCTGAATTATTAAATAAAGTAATGTCTTCATCTTTTAAAACTCTATCGTAGAACAACTTACTCATTCCAACTGTATAATCAAGTTTACGAACTCTATTATCGTCTGTTCCAGCATTATTTTTTAATACCACAACGTCTTCAATTTCATAATGCCACCATTGAATATTACAAGTTGCACTTCCACCTCTTAATCCATTTTGTTGCCATGCTTTTACGCTACTCTCGTAGATTTTTAAGAATGGAATTAATCCAGTATGAACTACTTCTCCATTTTTAATAGGAGAACCAATAGCTCTAATCTTGCTTATATCAATACCTATACCACATCTATTAGCAGTAGCCATACTAACAGCAGTAGCACTAGCAGTAATACTTTCTCTAGTATCATCAACGCCAATCAAACAGCAGCTAGCGTAATTTCTGCTAGATGTTCTGACTCCTGCCATTACTGGAGTTGGAAGATTAATCTTATGCTTACTAATAGCATCATAAAATTTTCTTACATAATTAAGTCTTGTTTCTGCTGGATATTTTGCAAATGCATAAGCTGCAATAAGTATATAAGCAAATTGTGGAGTTTCATAAATTTTTCCAGTTGTTCTATTTTTGATTAAATATTTATCACAAAGTTGTTTGATTCCAGCATAAGTAAAAATATAATCTCTTTCATGATCAATAAACTCACCAATCTTATTAATCTCATCTTCAGAATAGTAACTCAAAATACTATCATCGTAAATCTTATTTTTAATACTCTCTTTTAAAAACTCTAAAAGTCTTGGAGCATGTTTTCCTTTCCAAACATCTTTTCTTAATTGATAATTTAAAAGTCTACCAGCAACGAATTGATAGTTTGGTTTTTCAATAGAAATTAAATTCGCAGCACTCTCAATCAATAAGTTGTGTATTTCTTTTGTGCTTACGCCATCTGTAATATTTATCTTAGCATTAATTTCAATATCTGTGAGGCTTACTCCAGAATATCCTTCTATTGCCCAGTTTATTACTTTATTAATTTTATCTATGTTAAATTTTTCAGTAGCGTTATTTCTTTTCTTTACATTAATCATTTCAAAAACTTTCTATTGTAGATGTAAGTAATGTTACAGTATTTTTGTATTTTAAAAAAGAAAATAATTAAATCTTATTAACATTTCTGACTTATGTAGATAAAGAGTGTACTAATCTAACTTCTGGAATTAACTTCCCAATGAGTTCTTCAAAGCGGAGCTTTCCCTGTATTTTCATACAAAGTTGAAAAAGCCTATTAGTTCTACTTCCCAATTGAGTCTGTAAGCCTTTCGGCCCCTAACACTTATCGGATGTCGGTAGGATCATCCATCGCGTGTTAGCCCTTACACCTACACTCCCACTATTACTAGTGGTTATCTGGGTCGCAAGCTCCTATAGCGTTGCCCACGTTTCGAACTAATAAGACTTATCGTTTTTTTTGGAGTACGACAAACCTTATCCGCTAATTGGGCGGTATGTTTATATATAGTATAATGTATATTTATGTTTGTCAAATAAATTTATTTAAAATATAATACTTATAATGAAAAAAGTTTCTTATTGTACTGTATGCTATGGTAGATTATGGCAATTAGCCTTCACTTTAAAAGATAATTTAGAAAACCTCAAAGATGACGAAGAGCTAGTACTAGTTGATTATAATAGTCCAGATGATACTATGCTTTTCGTTTTAGGAACAAAATTTTTTGAAAAATATATTCAAGAAAATAAATTAAAATTTATTAAAATTCTAAATATTGAAGAATACAATTGCCCTAAATCTAAAAACATATCTCACAGATTAGCTTCTGGTGGAATTTTAGTAAATTTAGACGTTGATAATTATTTATTAGGCATGAGAGATAAAATTGATAAGACTTTTAATAAAAACGATACAAGCATACTACATATGTTTAATGAATCGAAAGGGGGGACTTTTGGTAGAATAGCTTTAACAAAAAATATGTTTTATAAATTAGGAGGTTATGATGAACAACTCTTACAACATGCCCACCAAGATTCAGATTTAATCGAAAGAGGGAAAGGCATTGGTCTAGAATACGTATTAGATCCTTTAGATACAACTGTGATACCGAATAATATTTATGTTAAAAATAGATATTTAAATCAAAACTGGTTTGATATGAAACAAAAAAATATTCAAATTAGTGAAAAAAACTTAATAAATAAAGAATTTGTTGCAAATAAAAAATATGGTTGGGGAAATTGCAGTTTCATTGAGAATTACGATAAAAAAATAAATAATTATTCATCTATATTTCCATAATATAATGTAATAATATTATATGGTATATAGAGTATTCAGTTCTTATCAAACAGATAATCCTAGAATAAAAAATGCCATTGAATCTTGGAATAGACAAAGCATTATAAATATTCCAATAAATAATTCGGAACTTAAAAGAAATCTAAGCGGTTTACCATTTTTAAAAGACTTGCTAGACGTAGGATATTCTAAATGCAAGGAAGATGATGATATTATACTATATGCAAATGTTGATATAGGATTAGTAGAAGATTTCAAAGATTTTCCAAAAGAAAATTTCTTTTCGGTTAGAAAAAATGTAGAAAATATAAGAAAATATAACAAATCAGAGATAGAAATTATAAAACACCAACCAGTAATATGTGCTGATATTTTTGGTATAACAAAAAAATGGTATGAAGAAAATAGATATATTATACCAGATTTTATTATAGGTTCTCCAAGTTGGGATTTAGCTTTACTTTATATGACAGACGGCATAAGATTAGATAATATTTCTTTTCATGTTATTCATGAAGCAGAATGGACAAAAAATTATAATAAACCTTTACACGCTTATAATAGAAAAATATTTTATACTTTTCTTAAATCAAAAGGGTTTGATTTATCAAATATTAAAAATAAACAACTCACAAAATTACCTATTAAAATATTAAATATTTTTAAAAAATCTAAAGGATTTGATTATCTATATTATTGAATAATGGTGTAATATACTAATAATATGGAAATTGATTTTTCAGAACAATTAAAAGCAGATAAAAAAGGGAAAGCTCCATTAAATAAACCCTTTAGATTACCTTCTGGAAGCAAAAAGAAATTTGGGGTTTATGTAAAAAACGATAAAGGTAATATTGTAAAAGTTACTTTTGGAGATCCAAATATGTCTATTAAAAGAGACAATCCAGAAAGAAGAAAAGCTTATAGATCAAGACATGGTTGCGATAATCCTGGCCCAAAATGGAAAGCTAATTACTGGTCTTGTAAAATGTGGAGCGCAAAGCCAGTTAGCAAAATAACTGCTAGTTGTGGTAAACCTAATTGCGGTTCAGTACAAAATAGCGAAGAAGAAATAGTTTTAGAAGTTGACGTTCAAGCAAAAAATAAAGGTCTTTGGTATAACATCCAACAGAAGAAAAAAAGAATGGGTAAAAACTATCGCCCAGCAAAACCAGGATCTCCAGATCGCCCAAGTCAAGAAGCACTTAAAAAAGCACAAGGCGAAGAATACGAATGGGATGGTGAAACAGAATTTGATCAAGTTGAACTATTGAAACTTGACCCATCTCTAGCTGAAGCTCCAGAAACTCCAGAAGAAGAACTAGAAGAATATAAAGACGATTTTTATGGAATGATTGTTGGATCAATCAATTCTATTTATCAACATGCAAAAAATGTTATGGATAAAGTTAATGATCCAATGGTTAAAGAAAATCTTACAGAACCATTCTTACAACAAATGGCTGCTCTTGCTGAAGATTATATGATTACAATTCATAATTATGTAATGTTTAATAAAGAAGACGAAGCTATAGCTTCGACAATGTTTAAAATTGGAGATAAAATTCAAAATATTAATTCAAATTGCTTGCATTATGGCAGCGAAGGAATTATAAAAGAAATTATTGGAAATGTAGTAGTTTATGAATGCACAAATGATCGTGCAAATTGTAAAAAAGGCGATTTAGTTTATAAGACAAGAATTCAATTAAAAAAAATATAATTTATGGCAAACGAAGGTTTGATCTTTCCAAAACTTAACGATAGACAAAAAGATCTTGATAAAAAAATTAAATAAACTTTGGAATTGGAAATCGAAAACAATATCTGTTGGGTTAGCATTAATCGTATCTTGGGTCTCTTGTTTTAAAATTGGTTTTGAACTTAAAAAATATAATAACATAACTAACCTTCCAAATTCTTGCTTTGTTGACGCTATGATTTATGCTTCTCAATGTAATCTTCTTTTAACAACAAATAGCGAAGCTTGGAATAACGTTTATGGTTTTACATTTTACTACAAAGACGATATAGACAATATAATTGGTCATGCAGTTTGTGTTTTTGAGTATAAGAATAACTTATGGATCTATGATCCAAACTGGGGAACATCACCAATATGCAAAGTTGGAGATCAAAAACAATATAGGGAAAAAATAAAGTTGTACATCAATAAAACTTATCCTATAATAGTAGTAGAGGACTTTATGCTAAATGACTGGACATATGTTCAAAAAATAAAGAAAAATAAAATGAACAAAATCTATAAAGAGGTGTCTATACATTTAGATGAAGACAAAAAGGAGTAACTATATATGAAAAATAACCTATTAAAAAAGGTACTAAAAAGCACAGCCGCAAAATTAATTGCGGCTTTTTTAATGTCTGGAGCTGTCCAAGA